ATGACAAAAGAATTACCTCGAGATATCGAATGCGCTCTTATTCAGGCCGCTGGCGCACTGACACGCACGTATCATCGAAACAAAGCGATGACGGCAGCAGAAAAAGATATTGAGGGGCTCGAAAATGACCTTAATATTCCAGACCAAGAACTTGGAAGGCGCGTATCAGAAGCAAGAAACCGCCATAACACTCTTGAATCTATACTTGAAAGTTATGGTGAAGTTCTTGAGGGATTACGCGCCAAGTTCAAAGATGGAACGTTTTCCATAGAGTGAATTAAGCACCCCCTCTGGCAAGGGCTCTATTTCTGCGTACTTCGCGCATGATATCCTTGTTAGAGGGTTCCATATCTTGTTCCGCCACTTCCTGTGATAGCGTAGGTATTCCTGCATTCTTGCGGATTTCAGCAATAGATGCCGTAATCAGAATCTCCACCCGCTGGCGGATCTTCAGCAGGCTTTCTGCTGTCACATCAGACTTGATGAAAAAATCGGTCAAACCTCTGGCGACATCGAGCGCAGTCTTTTTGCGGCAGGTTTTAACGAAATCATGTGATTTAGATACAGCGATTATGCCGCTTTCCGCTTCCTGCTGAATGGAATAGGGCACACGCACTACGGGGTTTCCGTAGGTGTCTGATGTTTCGACCAGAACGAAGTTTTCACCGTCCTGTTCGATCTTGTAGCTACGCTTGGTTGTCACCGCTTTTCTCCATCACGGGTTGTGATGGGACATAAATGACCTACATTGAGCGTGAATGCAAGGACAAAAATGTCCTACTCGGGACGGAAATGTCCTATGCGTTTTTTAACGGTTGTTCAGAATGTGGCTATGGTGGGAACTTGATACACAGCAACAACAAGCCCCTTGATGATCACATCTGGGACACCCCATCCGTCTCCGTCTTCCCATCCGCCATTGTCGACCTCAATAGGAGCTTGGAAGTTTGGATCCGTGCTTTTTGGCCAAAGGAATATTCTACCATCGTCCCGGATCTGTACGGCCTTGACCGTAGCCTCAAAGCAGTCGCTACCTGGCGAGCGGCGTTCAGCCACCACATATTCGCCATGCCGGGGCGGTCGCGCAAGATCATAGAAGTTGATTACAATTACGATTGTACCTTCAGGGAAAACGCGGTTCATACTATCACCGACCACCTTCAGCCCATACCGGGGAAGGCCGGGGTAATCTCCGACGTTCGGGATTGAAATGGCGTAGCGCTCTGCGAAGGGCACTTCAAGCGCATCTTGCCACACACCTGCCTGCACCTTGCCTATAACAGGCACCCTCAAAAGCGGCATAGGTTCAGCCGCAGAGAAAGATTGCTCGCCAACAATCTCGGCTACAGACACCCCTAGAACGCTTGCAATACGCTCAAGAGTCGACATGCGCGGGCTTACGGATGACCCGTATATGATATGCTTTACGCCCGATTCACTTAAACCTGCATCCAAGCTGACTTTTCGCATGCTTGTTCCCTTGTCTTTTATAAGACGCAGGAGGCGTGTTCCTAAGATGGTGGTGGGTGCCTTCATAGGACAATTATGCCTCACACCTGCTTAAAGCGCATGGGACAAGAATGTTCTTGCTGGCGCGGCAGAAATAGGACATATATGTCCTATGACGTACCGCGAACGCTTGCTTGTAGAGATTGATACCTATTGTGCAGAGACTGCGACGTCTGAGCGTGCCTTCAGTCTTGCTGCAACAGGAAACCCAAAATTCCTTAGCAGACTTCGAGCAGGAAACGTGACGCTGCGCACTTTCCAAGCTGCCTACGATTACCTGCATGAGAAGAAATCAGAAATGGGAAAAGGAATTGCGGCATGACATCTCATGAGGAAAATCATGCCGCAAGGTCTGAAGCCTGTCAGCCGAACGGTGTTCGGGCTGAGATGCATGCGGCTTTGCAAGAGGTCCTTGCCCAAGAGCGGAAGCTTGCGGCTAAACGCGCCCTGGATTTCTGGAGCCAGAAATTCTGCGGTGAAGAGTGGCTTGAATTCCAGAACCTGACTTCAGATGAAGCTGACGCTGTTATTCAGGCTGTGGTTGAGCGATTAAACGGTATGATCCGCTCTTCCCGCGTTTCAGGTGTTATTCTTATGCAGGAAGGCGGATACTCTAAGATAGAAATACTGTTTCGGGACTATAAAACGCCGTCAGTTTCAGGTGTTTCCTGATGCATAACTTTTATTATTCAGCGCGGAACAAATCAAGGATAGCAGTTTTACCTGCTTCCAGAGTGTTTTTCGCTGAGAGTGAGATCTCTTTAAATCCGCCATCTTCATGGGCTGGATACACTGCGGTCAGAACGAAGGAGATGCCGGTTTTCTTACATTTAAAGGGAATTTTGGCTTTTAGTTTGCCGTCTTTACGGATCTTTACAGACTGTAATTTGACGCCTTCAGTCATATTCGAATCTCCAGTTGTGTTTTTCGACAATCACACATTGGACGATGGCGGGCGGTGCGGCAACGTACCGCCCAATGCCGCTGATGCGAAAAGGTCTGAAAAACAATCAGGAGTTGCGGCATGAGCGGCCATAATGGGACCAACCATGCCGCAGGGCCTGAAGCCTGTCATCTGAACGGTGTTCGGGTTGTTTATGTGGGCCTAGTGTTAGCCAGCAGTGCCTTTATCTGCACTGCCCGCATCATTCGTGAACAGCGCAGATACCGTGCCGTTGTTTTGTGCCAAGATGAGCATTCCGCTTCTTACGAAGAATGGAAGCACAAAATAAACACGGTAGAAGGCTTGCTAAAGCCTACCTCAAATAGTTTTGGGAGGGTTCGTGGGCGGCTGCATAGGTTTGTACCTTGCATCTGTTCTGCGGCCATCCACTGCCTGAGCAATTTCCGAAACAAGATTAAGGGCTTCATCCTTGGTTTTTACGTCTGTGCTGTAGGCATTGTAAAACCGAGCAATAAGGCCTTCGCGCGTAATCTGGTCTTCTGGATGCGCAATAAAATCGGGTTTCATAAAGAATCGTCTCCATTCATGTTTGGTTCCAAGCGCATGATGGACGATGGCGGGCGGTGCGGCAACGTACCGCCCAATGCCGCTGCCAGCAAAGGAACTGCCCCAAACAGACCAAGGTGTTTTCAAAAATGAAAACACTTAGAAGCTTTTTTCCTTCTAGCATTCTTTCCGAGGATACATGACGGCTCCGTTTTCCGCCCGTTTCCTCGCAGCTATCAAGACGGCAACCAAAACGGCCGTTCAGGCTGTAGGGGACTTTCGTTCTGCTGCAGGATTCACCCGCGTGCAGGAAACGCAACTGCATGCTTATACCAGCCGCAACCAGCCCAGCGTGGTGCCGCTGGATGTGGCGATAGATCTTGATCATTGTGCAGAAAAGCCAATCCACCTGATGGAAATGGCACATGCACTGGGCTTTGTTGTTATCCCGTTGCATGTCGGCCCAGGTGATTTTGGCCAGGACATGAGCGAATTTGCCCGTACGTCTGGAGATGTGCTTGGCACGGCAGTGCGTATCCTTGAGGACGGCCGCATAGATCCGCATGAGGCGCGTGAGATCGCGCCCAAACTGATGCAGGGCAAGCATATTCTTGAACGCGCCCTGGCGCGCGTGCATCGGGTGCAGAAAGACAACCAGCCTTACATAGTCTCTGATAGAGAGGCCGCTCATGGCTGAGGAATTGCTGACACTGCAACAAGTGTTTTCAGAACTGAATACACAGGTGGCGCGCGCTGGCGGAAACAACGCCTTTGCCCGCCTCCATGGCCGGAACAAGGGCACAGTTTCCAACTGGACCAATTGCAACCGGGAGGTAAGTGACGCTTGCCTGGAAGCATTGGGCCTGGAACGTGTTGAAATGTTCCGCCGCAAGAAACCCATTACGCCTGGGAGGGTAAAAAATGGCTAGTGCCATGATACGCCCAGATGTGGCTGAATTTGATCTGGACGCTGTTACGCCGTTCAAAATGTTGCGCTCAATGTCACCTGCGTTGCGGGGGATCGTGACAAATCTGCATGATGCGCTCAAGGAGTTGCGGGCGTGTGTTTTCCGGGCAGGCTGCCTTGTGCTGACAGACGAGCAGATAGCGCGGCAGGCATGGATAGAGTTCTCAGATCTTGAGTGGGCGCTGCCTGAGATTATCAAGGCGGGGTTTATGGCGCGCGATGATCAAGGCGCTCTGTTCAGCCCGCATTTATACGGTCGGTTGCTGCGCAAGGAAGATCGGGAAGCGCGCAAGGCTCAGGCAGATCTAGCCTGGCAGCATGTGCAAGAAACAGGTGATCTACCACCGGGGCTTACACGCAAGCAGATATCAGCACGCATGAACGGGATGAAGGGCGGCCGGTGCCGCAAGGGTGAGAGCCCGGAAGAACGTGATGCGCGCCGCGCCCGTGAAATTGCTGCGCAACAGGCTCAGCGGAACATGCCGCTCATGGGCGTGGTTGCTGGCGGGAAAACCGAAACCCAAAACCCAAACAAAAAACCCAATGGGTTTTCGGTTTCAGAAAATTCGGTTTCTTCGGTTTCCATAGATCTAGAAGCAGAGAGAGATACATATATTCCTTCTGGTTCTATTTCTGGGGAAACCGAAAACCCAAAACCGGAGATCCCAGAAGCTCTGGTCAAGCAGACTGCGGCAAAGATCCTCACCGCATCGGGCTTTGGGGATGATCAGGTCGGGTATGCTGTGTCATTCGCCAAAAGGTGGCTGGGCATAGGGGCAACGCCGGATTGCATTGTTGCTGCTATTCGGGCGCACAAGAGCACGATGGCCAAGAATGGCGAAACACCCAGACGCCTGAAGGTGTTTGAGGCAGCGGTGTTGCGGGCCATTGAAGCCCAAGGCGTTGTGGAACAGGCTGCATCTGATGCGCCGGAACAGCGTGCTCTTACGGCTCAGGAGCAGGAGTTTGAGGATAACTGGGCGCGGGCAAGCCAGTTATGGAAGACGGCATTTACGGAAAACCGGGATTTTGGTGCCGTTACCAGGCAATGGCCAACTCTTGCTCAGGAAAATGGTCTGCCAGATATTCCATTCAGCCGAGACGCCTACCGGGCTTACTATTTCCCGCCACCAGAGGCCGCATGATCAGGCAGAAAATTGTGCAGTTTTTGCGCACCCAGCGAATGGAACAAAAAAAGCGGCGCGCCAATGCCGAATTGGAAGCCAGCATGGCGCACCGCTTAAATTTACGCCCACAACCCCGTGACGCCAGAGGACGGTATACGCGAACAGGCGGTAGGGCAAGATGCGAGAGATTAAAGCAACAGCAGAACGTTTAGAAAAAAGTGATGTCACGACTGTAGAAGTGACATTTGATAAAAGGTCAAAACCGCACATGTGCAGCCGTGTGGGGGCAGTTTATGCTCTGCATGCGGCCAGAAGTATTTCTGATGCGCAGCTAGGGGCAGCGGAAGATTGGGCTCGTGATTATGAAACTGGGATTTTAGGCGGGAAGGATCCGGAAGCATCCAAGCAGAGTGGGTGTCCGGATGCAGAATATGCCATTCTTTCGCGCATAGCCGCAGCAGATCGGTGCCGCTATATCCGTAAGTCTCTCGGGGCTTTTAGTGAGACTTTGCTGATCAGAGTTATGATCGACGGATTGTCTTTAAACAACATGGCAATGGCAATCCATCCTCCGGAAGTAGATGACGAGGGTCGCCCTAAAAAGCCAGTAGCTACACGATATGATAAACTCCGTGTGGCAGGCATGTTGGACCTACTGCTGGTTCAGTTAGCGGAGGCTTATACCAACATGCCGGAGAATCTCTTCGCAGATTGGTCTGCAGTGCCATCTGGAGTTTAGCCGAGGTCTGTTTACAATATGATGACAGGGTTATTCAGGACCAATTCAGCGCGCAATCTAACATCGTTTTGAAGGCCAGAATTGCCTCATTACAAGACAAGTCTAATAGCGTTTATTCTCCTGAAATGTGGAAAGCGTCCACGGGGGCTGTCACTCCGCAGTAACTGTCGTTGCGCAGAGTGCCCCGCAAAAATGTCATATCGCTCAGCCCACGTTATTGTTGACGTGCTACGTAATATGCGTATAGCGTCCGCTGTATGGACGAAACCTCTCCCCTTCACTCTGTCTGTGAGCTGAAAACCTTCCGGAAAGATGCTCAGGACGCCGGCATGACGGAAGAAGAGATTTCCAACCTTGTGGATATGCTTGCAGCAGATCCAGAGGCAGGAGACGTAATTAAGGGAACTGGAGGATGTCGTAAGGTAAGAGTGGCTGGAAGAGGAAAAGGGAAAAGCGGCGGTTACAGAACCATAACTTTTTTTTCCGGACCAAATTTGCCACTTTTTTTAATTACCGTTTTCTCCAAGGGGGAGTGTGATGATCTTTCACAGTCTGAGCGAAACTCTTTGTCGAAACTAACGTCTCAGATTGTAGAAGTATATGCACAGAAAATCGTGAAAGTGAGCACAAGAGCATGAAAAAGACGGCATTCGAAAAGATCCAGGCGGGTCTGGTCGAAGCTCTCTCCGTGGCAAAGGGAGATGCCGAACCTGCCCGCATGCATGTCGCCCCTGAGATTGACGTCCGGGCGATTCGTCAGAAAACAGAACTTACCCAAGATAGCTTTGCTTCCACATTCGGTTTTAATGTCGATCAGGTGAAAAATTGGGAGCAGGGCCGTTCTCGGCCGCTCGGTGGTGCGCGTGCTTACCTTCTTCTCATTAATCGCTATCCAGAAGAGATAAAGAAGCTGCGTCTGGAGCTGGCAAGCACAGAAACCGAACAGGAATACGATGAGGTGAGGTGCGGCTGATTAGTCAGAAGAGAACGACTGCTCCGGTTCTTTTGTTGACATGCCCCCCTTAATCGGCATATTTTTATAAAATCTTCGAAGTCGTGTGCCCATCTGGGTTCACGGCTTTTTTTATGTTTCCTGAAAAGTAGAGCCAATGAAACACGGGCAGAATTTCTGCCGTGGTGCTGTCGTTCTGTCTTCCGGGAAGCCATCTCTGGTTGTGGCAGTCTCAAAAGCCGGGGCCATTATTGTCCCACTTCGGCCTGCAAGCCTCCCGCGCCATCGTGCTGATGTGACCGTGCCACCGCTTGCGGGGCCTGGTATGACAGCAGCGCGTTGCGCGGATCTATCACACGAAATTTTTTCGCGTCTGAATCCGCTTAACGAAACCACCAGTGTGCGTTTCGGTGAGAAGGATATGGCGCGCGTGGATGAGGCCATCCGTCGAGAGATCGTTTCCCGCGTAGGTGAGCAACTGCCACCCGGTATCATCAAGTCAACTTGCCGCCCGATTTTTGGGAGCCGTGGCCGGAAGGTCGGCGGCCCACCTTCGGACTGAAAAGCGTCATGATAACGCGGAGTTATCTGACACCGCCTGCCGGGCAATGTGTCAGATAACCCGCAGATACCCTCTCAAACCCGTCAGATAACGGCAGTTATCTGACGCTTTTTGAGGTCTGGAAACGACCCTATAATTTAGGAATATCAAATGGTTAGCGGTGATCAGCCCAGATCGGCCGCGCCAGCAGCCCCGGATGACGGTCTCAACAGGGCAGACATTCCGCTCGTCAAAACGTGGCTCCATAACCGCAGCAGCCATACAGTGCGGGCCTACCGCGCGGACGTTGCAGAGTTCGCCCGTTTTGTTGCCAAGCCCATGGCTGATGTTGTCCTGGAGGATCTCCAGGCGTGGCATGACAGCATGAGCGATGCGTCAGACAGCACGCGGCGCAGGAAGCTCAGCGCCGTGAAGTCTTTGCTGACCTACGGCCACAAGCTGGACTTCCTTCCGCATGACGCGGGAATGGCGTTTCGCCTGGAGCGCGGCAGGGACAGTCTGAACGAGCGCATTCTCACGCGGCCGCAGGTGCTCGCCATGATTGCGGGCGAGGCTGATCCGCGTCGTCATGGTTTGCTGGCGTTGCTGTATGGAACCGGCGTGAGGCTCTCGGAGGCCTGCACACTGCGTTGGCGCGACATGACACGCCGCCAGTCTGGCGGCATCGCAACGGTTTTCGGCAAAGGCGGCAAGACCCGGCACGTCCAGGTCGCGGCGTCTTTGTGGAAAGAGCTCGTGGCGCTCAGGGTTGATGACGGGCCGGATGCGCCTGTTGTCCCCGGCCACGATGGCGGCCCGCTTCACATCCGCGCAGCACATCGCGTGGTGAAGCGGGCCGCAAAGAGGGCTGGGCTTGCGCCGGATGCGTCCGCCCACTGGCTGCGCCACGCTTTCGCGTCGCACCAGTTGGATGCCGGGCAAAACGTGCATTGGGTGCAAGCCCAGCTTGGGCATAGCTCGCTCGCCACGACAACACGCTACAGCCACGCCAGCGCGGACACCGTTGGCGCGGATCTTCTCGCCTGACGCACCGAGCGCGGGCACATCAGACAACGACGGAGGACGACAATGACAACCGTGCCTGACGGTTACATGCGGGACGGTCGCGGGCGGCTGGTGCCAGAGGCGAACGTCCGGCCATCTGACAAGCTGCAGGATGATCTTGTACGCCGTTTGCATGCTCAGGGTGAGCCGGTGCGGCAGTTCATGCTGGAATTCAAGCGCACCTGTTTCACAGAAGTGCATGCGTTCCTTGAACTGGTGGCGGAGCAGTACGCGACCAAGATCGGTGGTGAGAAAGGCAACGTCACGCTCACCAGTTACGATGGCACGCTCCGCGTCACGGTTGCGGTTGGCAACTGCATTTCGTTCGGCCCGGAAATTCAGTCGGCCAAGACCATCATTGATGAATGCCTCAAAGAGTGGACCAAGGGCGGCAACCCCAATCTTGAAGCTATCGTCATGGACGCCTTTGACGTTGGTCAGCAGGGCAAGCTCCAGGCTGGCAAGATCCTTGGGCTCCGTCGTCTGAACATTGAGGATGAACGGTGGCTGCGCGCCATGAACGCCATTTCTGACAGCGTGCGTCTAGACGTGACGAAGGACTATGTGCGCCTGCATCGTCGCGGCAACGTAGAAGGTAAGTGGGAGCTTGTGCCATTCGACATGGCCAAGCTGTGAGCGTGAGCCGTAAACATGCCTCACTGAGCTGCCTGAAGCCGCTTGTCGGTGTTCTGGATACCAGCATAGCCAAGGAGCCGCCCAAGCGTGCTGACAGCTTTTATACGAGCCCTGAATGGCGGGCTCTTATGGCTGAGATCAAGCGCGAGAGGCCCAACTGTTGCGAACGCTGCGGGCGGAGCGGCACGCGTCTCTTTGGCGACCACATCGTGGAGCTGAAGGACGGCGGCGCGAAGCTGGACAAACGCAACGTGCAGTTGCTGTGCGGCTCCTGTCACACGGCCAAAACAGCCAGCGTGCGGGCCGAACGGAACGCCCGAATCTGGTGATCTGCGACATGCGCGTGGAGCATGGGGGGGGAGGGTAAATCTTCGCCCGGCGCATAGGGGCGTAACCGCGCCCGTCCCACGCGTGAAAAATTTTCCGTTTCTGGGTTTTTAAAGTGCGCACTTTGAGCGCAAAGGGAGGGGCTGTTGGCCAGAAAATCAAGCATCGACTGGGCAGCGGTTGAAGCTGACTTTCGCGCCGGAGGCCAGTCAAACCGCCAACTTTCGGAGAAGTATGGCGTTGCGGAAAGCTCCATACGCAAGCGCATCAAGGCTGAGGGATGGGTGCGCACCAATGCCTCCAAAGTGCGCACTAAACCGCAAAGTGCGCACCAACCTGTGCGCACCAGTCCCTCAGCCCCTGCAAAACAGGCCAGCATCCCCCGGAAAAGTGCCGATCATCCCCTGAATGAGCGGATCAGCGCACTGGCATCACGCCTGATGGGTGAACTGGAGGATGCCACGGCTTACCTGGGCGAAATCGCGGACGCCATTGAGGATGAAACGGCTGAAGACCGGAGCACCCGCCGCAAGCAGGCCATGCTCAAGGCCATCAGCACCAGAGAACGGACCGAGACGCTGCGCACCCTGAAGCAGATCGACATGATGGAATCAGGGAAGGCGGGAAAGAAAGGCGTGAAGGAAGAACGCAAGGAAGCAGCAGAAAAAGCTGCGAAGGGCCGGTTTGCCCGCATGCCTTCCCCGAAGTTGGTTGTAAACAATGGTAAGTAAATCTCCCAAGAAGACAGGATCAGGTGCGTGCAAGGTTGCTCCGGCCTCCCAGAAGAAGGCAACAACCAGCCGGACACGCAAGCGGGCTGTGACGCTACCAGACAAAAGCGGAAAGCCGGTCTGGAGCACGGCGTGCAAGGACTGGGAAAAGCGGATCACGGCAGGCGAAAGCCTTGTGCCGTGCAAGCCGCTTTTTCCAGCGGCGGCCGAGCAGGGCATGGCGGTCTTCAATGCGCTCAAGATCGTGGACGTTCTGTATGAACCGACCATCGGGGAATCTTGCCGGGACTGGCTGAAGGACTTTGCGGCTGCCATTTTCGGGTCATATGACCCGGATACCGGCACCCGTCTGATTACCGAGTTCTTCCTGCTGGTCAGCAAGAAAAACACCAAGTCCACCATTGCGGCCGGTGTGATGCTGACGGTGCTGATCCTGAACTGGCGGCAGTCCGCTGAGTTCCTGATTCTGGCACCTACCAAGGAAGCTGCTGACAACGCGTTCAAGCCAGCGCGGGATATGATCCGGGCGGATCCGGATCTTGAAGCCCTGTTCCATGTGCAGGATTACACACGCATCATCACGCACCTGGAAACGGGTGCGACCCTGAAGGTGGTAGCGGCTGACGGATCCTCGGTTGTGGGGAAGAAGGCCACCGGCATTCTGGTGGATGAGCTGTGGGAGTTCGGGAAGAAACCGACTGCTGAAAACATGCTGATGGAAGCCACCGGCGGCATTGCGTCCCGTCCGGAAGGCTTTGTCATCTATCTCAGCACCCAGTCGGATGAAGAACCGGCCGGGGTGTTCAAGAGCCGTCTGGACTATGCCCGCTCAGTGCGAGACGGGAAGATCGTGGCACCGCGTTTCCTGCCGGTGATCTATGAATTCCCGCAGAAGGTTCTGGATAAGAACGGCCAGCACAACCCGGACAACTGGTACATGACCAACCCCAATCTGGGTGTGTCGGTGTCAGAAGAGTTCCTGCGTGACAAATACGCCCAGGCCAAAGAGGCAGGGGAGGGAGTGCTGCGCGTGTGGACGGCCAAGCACCTGAACGTCCAGGTGGGCATGTCCCTGCGGGAAAAGGCCTGGGCCGGAGCCAAGTATTGGGAGCGCCAGGGGAATGCGCAGGTCACGCTGGAACTGCTGCTGGAGTGCTCGGACGTGATTGTCTGCGGTATCGACGGCGGCGGTCTGGATGACTTTCTCTCCTTGGCTGTTCTGGGCCGGGACGCGAAAAGCCAGGACTGGCTGCACTGGCAGCGCAGTTGGGTTTTCAAGGACGTGCTGAAGCACCGCAAGGAAGAGGCCCCGCGCTATCTGGATTTCCAGAAGGAGGGGGATCTCGTCATCACCCAGGAGATGCGAGAAGACAACCAGCAGTTGGCGGATGTGATTGAGCAGATCGACGAGACCGACAAGCTGGCGCTGATTGGTCTGGATCCAGCCGGTGTGGCTGAAATCGTGTTCGCTTTGCATGCGAAGGGCATTGAGCAGGACCGCATTGTCGGGGTGAGTCAGGGCTGGAAGATGACCGGAGCCATCAAGACGCTGGAGCGCAAGCTGGCTGACGGCACGTTTTCTCATGGCAACCGCCCCATCATGGCGTGGGCTGTCGGGAATGCCAAGGCGCAGGCCAAAGGGAACAATGTGGAAATCACCAAGCAGATGGCGGGCGGCAAGAAGATTGATCCGCTGATGGCCCTGTTTGATGCCGTTTCCTGCATGGCGCGCAATCCGGAGCCTCCTACCAGAAGCATCTATGATCGTGAGGAACTATGGGACTCCTGAACCGCCTGTTCGGTAGCGCGCCTGCACCACCCGCAGATCGGCAGGAGCCGCATTTCAGCAATGCGGGCAACCCGGAAAATCCAACAACACCGCTCAGCGATATCGCAAGCTGGGAGGATTTTCTCGGCACGCCTGGAAGCGGGCAGGAGTGGATGCCACGGGTGCGGGAAACCACCTCCATGGCATGCTCCGCCGTTTACCGTTGCGTCACGCTGGAAGCCGGGGTGATCGCCGGACTGCCGCTGAAGATCTGGAAGCAGAAGGACAACGGGGAACGGGAAGAAGCGGCCAGGCACAGGCTCGCTCCGCTCCTGAATGTCATGCCCTATCCGGGCAGATCCCTGACGGCGTTCTCCTGGCGGGAACTCTGGGGGCTCAACCTGCTGTTGTGGGGAAACCACTACAGCGCCATCCGGTATGATGGTGCCGCCCGTGTGATCGGGTTTGAAACCTTCATGCCCTGGCAGGTTCAGGTTGTCCGGATCCCGTCCATGCCTGGCGTGAATTTCTACGTCTGCACCCATCTGGATGGTCGGGTGGAAACGGTTCTGCAGGAAGATATGCTGCACATACCGGGGCCGGGCTTTGATGGGGTCAAGGGACTTTCCCGCATCCAGTCCTTTGCGCGTGGATCAGTCGGTCTGGCGCAGACCATGGAGGAACGCACCGGCCGCCTGCATCAGAATGCAGCACTCCCCAGCGGGGTGATGCAGGTGCCAAGCAAAATGAATGATACCTCGTTCCGGCGCATGAAAGCGCAGATCGAGAACAATTATTCAGGCGTTTCCAAATGGGGCCGCACGATCATTGTGGATGATGGGGCAAAATATACGCCGTTCCAGTTAAGCCCACAGGATCTGCAAACCATTGAGGCCAGACGCTATCAGGTTGCGGACATTTCCCGGTTTTTTGGCGTGCCGCTACACCTGCTGAATGAGACGGATAAAACCACATCGTGGGGATCCGGCCTTTCTGAAAACACATTGGCGTATCTGATTTTCACCCTTGATGCGGATCTGAAGCGCATTGAAGGGGAGCTCAATGCGAAGTTGTTTCTGGGCACACCGTATTTTGTGGAGTTTGACCGTGATGGCCTGCTCTCCATGGACCCGCAGAAAGCAGCGGCTGTAACGGCACAGCAGATCAGCAGCGGCCAGTTGACCATTAACGAGAGCCGAAAGAAGCGGAACCTGCCAGCCGTGCAAGGCGGTGACACCGTGCTGGTGAACAGCACTAACGTGCCGCTGGAGCAGCAGGCGAGCAAGAAGGCTGATCCGCAGCCACAGAGGCCTTCACCACCTCAAAAAACATGAGGCCATATGTATCGATATCATTCACCGGCGGCACGGTTCTCCAACCGCGCGCTGCTGACGTACGCCCAGACCGGACTTCCTCAGAAACTTGATATGCGGCCACGTGCAGCAGCGGATGAGGCCGCAATCATCTATCTGTATGATGAAATCGGCTTATGGGGCACCACAGCCAAGGATTTTACCCAGATCCTTGCATCAATCGGGCCCGGGCCGATTGACATGCATATCAACAGCCCAGGCGGAGATGTGTTTGACGGGCTGGCAATTTTCGCAGCCCTGCAAGCGCATGACGGCCCGGTAAACGTGGTGGTGGATGGTCTAGCGGCCTCTGCTGCTTCCTTTATCGCGCTTGCTGGTAGCACCATCAGCATGGCTCCTAACGCCTTCCTCATGATCCATAACGCTTGGGGCGTGGTGGTCGGCAACAAGGGAGACATGACGGATACGGCCGATGTTCTGGGCAAGATCGACGGTCAGCTTGTCAGTTTGTATGCCGATAAAACCGGGCAGAAGCCGGAGGCCATCACTCAGATGATGAACGCGGAAACATGGTTTACCGCGCAGGAAGCCAAGGATGCCGGGTTCATCGACACCATTCTGGATGCCAGCCAGAACAAGGCCCAGCCCGCCCTGAAAAACGGTGTGTTTGAGCACCAGCCAGCACAGCCATCCAATACTCTTTCCGTACCGGACATTGCAGCGCGTCGCCGCATGGTCCGCCTGGCCGAAGCCGAAAGCTGACGCCCACCTCTCCGGATTTTCCGGACAGTTCACTCTCATTCCCTCACCGGAGACAATTTGATGAAATCCAAGGAACTGCGCGCCAAACGGGCGAAGCTGATTGAAGACGCACGCGCTCTGGCCAACGGCGAGACAATGACAGCCGAGCAGGTCACCCAGTTCGATGCCATGATGGCCGAAGCGGATCAGATCAAGGGCCAGATCGACCGTATTGAAAAAGCGGATGCGGCCAACAAGGAACTGGCCGCAGGCATTGCAGCCCGTGCTGAAAACAATGGCACCAGTCCTGATGAGCAGGAAGAGGACGAGAAGCGTCATGAACGGGTGTTCGTGGCGTGGCTCCGTGGCGGCATTGATGCGCTTGCGGGTGAAGATCGCGCCTTTGCCATGCAACGTGTTCAGGCTTATCAGGCGAACTTCAAGAACGCAGGTGACATGGGCACCGGCACCGGCCCTGGTGGCGGCTATCTCGTCCCGCCTGCGTTCGCAGCCCAACTGCTGATTGCGCTGAAGGACTACTTCACGGCCCTGAACCTGTTTGATGAAATCACAGGCGGCACGGGTGCGGATCTTCCGTGGCCGACCAATGATGACACCTCCCGTCGCGCCAAGATCATTGGCGAAAATCAGCAGGTCGGTCAGGGGAACATGAACTTCGGGCAGGTCAGCCTGAAGGCCTTCCTGTATGCGACGGACGCCATTCTGGTGCCCTGGACGCTGATGCAGGACAGCTTCATGGATCTGGATGCGTTCATCCGGACTGCTATTGCCACGGCGTTCGGGCGCACACTGGCTGATGATCTGACCATCGGTACTGGTGTGGGGATGCCGCAGGGTGTTCTGACAGCAGCAGCGGCCGGACCAACGGCCAAGGGTGCAGACCTGGTGTATGATGACTTTGTGGAGCTGATCCACAGCGTCAACCGGGCTTACCGGTCCGGTGCCGTCTTCATGATGAATGACAACAGCACCAAGGCCCTGCATCTGCTGAAGGACAATCAAGGCCGCCCGCTGTGGGTGCCGAGCCTCGTCACCGGTATGCCCGATACGTTTGCGGGTTACCCGATTGAGGTTAATGAGAGCATGCCGGACATTGCGGCCGGTGCCACGCCCATCCTGTTTGGCAACCTGAAGAACTACAAGTTCCGCATGGTCAACCAGGTCTCCGTGGTGCGCCTGAATGAGCGGTATGCTGACTATTTGCAGACCGGTTACTTCGGATATGCCCGCTTCGGTGGTGGCCTGCCGTCTGCGGCCCAGCCGATCAAGAAACTGGTCATGCCTGGCACAGCAGGCGGCTGATTACGGAAAAGCCCATGATAAGCCTTTCCCTTGATGGTCCGACGGCAGATGTCCCGCTGGCGCTTGTCGCGGACCTGAAGGCGGATCTGGACATCACGGACAGCAGCGATGATCTGCGCCTTGAGCGCCTTCTGCTGACCGCATCCAGCATGGTGCTGGCCTATATCGGCCGTCCGATCCTGTCGGGAGAGTGGACTGAGGAATTCCGTCTCAGTCCCTCAGAACGGATTGAAGAGATCGTTCTGGGTGTTGTGCCGGTAACGGAGATCAAGACGGTATCCCATAACGGGACCGACTGGTCTGCGGATCAGATGGCAGACCTTATCCTGGACAAGAGGGCAGGGCTCCTGTCCCTGCCGTTAAAGTGGCATCCCTTCTGGCGGGCGGGCCTTTACGGCATCACCTTTCAGGCTGGATACGTGCCGCCCTCGGTTGATGCAAACAATGTGGTTCAACTAGGCACGTTGCCCAGGGTCATCAGCCAGGCGGCTCTCATGACTGCTTCCGCTCTCTTTCTGGGCGGCAGCCGAGATCCGAACATGAAATCAGAAACGGTGCAGGGTGTGGGCGCCACAACCTGGAATAGTGCGTCCGGGACTGGCGGCATGCCGCAGGCGGCTGCCGATCTTCTGGATAACTTTCGCGGAGAGCTGATGTAATGGGCTGGGTTACAACCTCTCGTCGCCGCCAGATCAGCGCCAAGGGCCGCCAGATGGTGCTCAGGCGGGTTGATGGCAACACCTCAGTCACTGTGCAGGGATACGCACCCCCAGCTCAATCGGCTGACATCATGGATGCCACGGTCAAGGCCTCCTTTATCTGCCAGATCACCAATGATGAGCTTGCCTCCTCCGGCTACGGCTCACCTGCGGCCATGGATCGGCTCAAGGATGGCCCCAAACTCTACACCCTGACGGATGCCACGCCGGTTTATGACGGCCCAACCCTCTGCGGATGGACGCTCATAGCGGCGGGCGGAGAAACATCATGACCTCACCCGCAGTATGGGCCAGCGCCTGGGCCATCGCCCTGGCAGCCGCGCAGGCAGATGGCCGGGAGTTGCTGGATCCAGCAGCCCAGAAACAATCCGTGCCAGAAGGCCCCTACTGGCTGATGGAAACAGCATCCAGCACGTCAGACCGTGCCGGAGCCGGTGAGCCAGTCAACCTGGAGGATGGCACCGTCTGGCTGCACCTCATGGTGCCGCGCGGCACAGGCACGCTCACGGCCCTGACCAGCCGCAAGGCCATGTCAGATGCGTTCCGCGCCGTGATGAAAGAGGCCGAAACCATCCGGCCCGCATGGTTGCCAGTTGGTCTCTACTATCACGGCCATAGTTTTGACCCACCCGATCTTGACCAGGACGGAAACCGTGTCCGGTTTTCTCTCGGCATAGATTATGAATTTCAGGATATCCTCACATGAAGTATTTCGCTCTCTACGAAACCGGAGCCAATACCGGCCTGTATGCTCTGGGCAGCACCGAGCTTGAGGCTGAAAGCACATCTGATGCCGTCACCCAGGCGGAAAAATCTGCTCCGGCAGGTTGCCGCACCGGTGTATGGCCGTACCAGATGATCTCTGGCACGCCATCCGCCGTTGCGCCAACGGATGCCGAAAATGGTCGGCAATATAACGTTCTGGCCCAGCCGGGGGGCACTGCGGGCCAGTTTTCGCCCAATGGGCAGGTATTTGCCTCCATCGGGGCCGATGCTGCGGGCATGTGTCTGTCGCTCCAAAAGTTTTTCGGTTACCGGCTGGGCCTGATCCCTACGGATGCAAAGGCAGCGCCTGCGGCCGTTCAGCCTGACACGGGCAGCACAGGATCCAGCACGGTCAGTTCCGGCACCAGCAGCAGCGGATCCGCGCCGTCTGATGGTGGCTCCGTCGTCTCTGGTGGCACAGCCGCCCCGGCTGCGTAATCCGCCACCTCACATCTCTGTTTTTCTCAAGGGTCGCCCAGTGCGGCCCTTTTTTATTGGAGCAACGCAATGGCTACGGGTGCCACAACCGGCTATGCGGCCGGTGAGCAGACCAACACCAGCCCTGTCGATTACGCGCAGGAAGTCACCTACAACATCGCACCGGCCGGTACGTATCAGCGTCTGCGGTTAACGGGAGAAAGTCTCGCTGCGCAGGACAGTACGTCCACGCCTGACGAAATCAACAATCTGCCAGAGGTGGCCGAAACAGTTCTGACTGGCCGCTCTACCGGCGGCAGCGTCAACGGCGTGCTCTCCTACGGCACCTATGATGATTTCCTTGCGGGTGTGCTGGGGGCGGATTTTACCTCTCTGGCGGCTATCACGCCCAGCCCTGGGAAATTTACCGTGCAGCAGGTGGATCCGGGCAATGGAAAGGGTTGCCCACCATCTGGGCAAGTAATGCAGGAACGTCGCTGTCAGTTTTTGGCAGCGTGCCGGTTGGGGCATATGTCCGCATACTGGACCCGGCCAACAATATCGATCTGTATGCAGTTGTTATCGGTAAAAATGCCGGTTCCACCCTCATTTTCCAGGCGGGGGCATTGTCTGCCATTGGATCAATCAGCCCCTCGGCCACCATGTCGATTATCTACAACGGGGTGACTAACAGCGGTCTTGGCAAAACCTATACTATCCGGAAAAAGCTTGCCGGAGAATGGCAGGTCTTTACCGGGAATATGGTCAATCAGGTCCAGATCCAGTTGCAAAAGGGTCAGGTTCCTACCGTCCAGATTGATTTTATCGGCTCAGACATGACCGTCACCACCGTGGATGTCTCCAGCGCCGTCAATGCGGCAACCAAAAGCCCGCTGATGGACGTAGTGGGTGGTTTTCTGGGTTGTTCCGTTTTTGGCCAGTCTCCAGCCGGGTGCATTCAGTCCGCCACCATTACCTTGGCACGCGATGGCTCCGGGCAGGATACTGGCATGGGTCATGTTGGAGCATGCGGTATCCAGTTCGGCGCGCTCAAGGCGTCCATGGATATCGAGTATTTTTTCAAGGATTATACCGAATTTTTGGCATGGCAGGCCGGGAAAAAGGGTCCAGTCTCGGTGGGAATCAAGGGGAGTGATGGCTACGGCTATCAGTTCACCCTCCTCAATGGCCGGATATTCAACCCGAAAAACCCGATCAGCGGCAAGAATGCCACCATTGTCACCACCATTTCCGTCACGGGCAACCCGCTGCCGGGCGGCGGCACGTTCGCCATTACGCGCATCACGCCAACGTCCTGACGGTCTGCGTTCTTTCTGAATTTTCTTCTTTCCATCCTCACAGGCCGCCACTGAGCGGCCTTTTTTTAGTGGAGTAAGCCCTCATGGCTCGTCTTTCCGACATCAAGATTGATTCCGCCGCCATTGCCGATGGTGTGACTGTCCCTGTTGAGCAGTATCCGGGCCTCAAGATCACCGTGCGCGGCTTCACCGATGCCTTCCGCGATGCCCAGGCACGCCGTCTGGCGCAGGCCGCCCAGAAATTCCGCAATGATGTCAGCCGTATCCCCTTTGCTGTGCGTCGCCAGATCAACAGCGGCCTGCTGTCAGAATTTCTGATCGTGAATGTTGATGGCCTTTACAGTGATGATGCGGAAACCGTTCCAGTCACGCTGGAAGAGTTCAAAAACCTCCTGGCAAATCCGGATTACCGCAATCTGGCGGATGCCTGCTGGGACGCGGCTGCCCTGGTCAACACGGGTGCAGCCGAGCAGGTGGAGAAGGCTGAGGGAAACTAACCCGCGCCCTCAGATGGTGGCTGGTCTGGGGTGACCCGGAATATGAGGACATCTGGCCGGAGCTGGAAGGTGATGAAGCCCGCGTTGATCCCCTGCCGGAATGGCATTGGATCTGGCGCGCCTGGCACCGGCTCTCCTCGGAACGTCAGTGGCCTGCTGAGGGATTTTCCGTCCCCATGGGCGGCATGATCATCAAGGGAAGGCCAACGGCCATCCCCTGGCGCGCCGTGCTGGCGTGGGCAGGTCATCATGATCTGAGCAAGGCGGAAATGGCGCTGCTGGATCGCTGCCTCATCGCCATGGATGCGGTGTTTATCGCGCACTGGTCAGAAAAACTGAAAAGGAGCCTTGGCAAATGAGATGGTCGAATGTCCTGCGTGAGCAGATCCACCTCAACACCGCCAAGGCGCTTTCCAGCACGGCGCTGCATGAGATGGTGGCCGATCAATGCCGCCAGAACCGGGATGATCTTATCGCGCAGGGCAGCGCCTCTCCGGTTTACACCACCTACGTGGACGGCAAGCGCGATGCCGCAGAAGAAACCGCCATGTTGCAAGGCGGTCTTGTCGTCTACGTTTTCAGCGCCCTGGCACAGGCCGCCAACTGGGCGCTGGATCAGTGCCGCAAGCGCTCGCCCGTTCGCAGCGGTGCGTATCGGGATAGCTGGGTCATCCTGGTGGATGGCATAGCCTGGCAGCAGGCTCCCGCAAAAATACCCAAGGGCAGCACGGTCTGGATCGTCAACACCATGCCCTATGCCCGCAAGATTGAAGTCGGCGGCATGCGTGTCAGTGTGCCACCAGGCATCGTGGAGGCGGTCCGTCAGGCCACGCAACGCCGCTTTGGCAGCATCAGGGCGGACAAGGCTTACAAGCCGCTCCAGGGCGGCCGTGATGCCCGTGGTGAGCCCATCCCTTACGTCCTCAGGCAGGCTGGCATCGCATCCGGCATGTCCTGGAACAAAAAAGCGAAAACATGGAGCCGCAAGCACGCGGCCTACGCCAGCAACCGCGCAGATCGGCAGGCTGGCCAGCAGATGCTCTATCCCACCTTAATTCTTACCGAGCCAGGACAGTAAAATGGCAACCATCAAGCAGATCAATGAGATTGATAACATCATCCATGTTACCGATCAGACTGCCGATGGTACCGAGAGTGCGGCCCGCAATATGGATGCCTTGCAGGGCAAGGCAGAGGCCGTTTGTGGCTCCATGGCCGAAATGGGCGCATCGGGGGGCAAGGCCACACGGGCGCTGGCTGAAGGCGTTGGTGCGGCATCGGATGCCTTCAACGGCCTGAGCACCACTGCCGCCTCCCGTGTCAATCAGCTCGGCAAAGAGCTGGATCTGCTCACGGAAAAACGCAGTCAGCTTCTGGATGCCACCCGCAACGCAGGTGCGTCCGGTCTGGGCACAGAGGGCACGGCCACCGAGCTGGAAAACATCAATGCCGAGATCTCGCGCGTTACCATCCAGATGGACCGGGCGCAGCGGCAGGCCCATGCAGCGGCAGATGCCCAGGCAGCATGGAATGGTGAGCTGACAGAAGGCCGCAGCGCCATGGTCTCCCTGGGAGATAGTACGTCTCGGGTGATTGACGCCCAGAACGCTGCTGTCACTGGCCTGTCTGCCGGGATGGATACGTCCGTCAAAAGTTTCCTGCGTATGGCCGCCTCTGCGGGGGATGAAGTCGCCAAGCTGACCCTGCGGCTGGAAACGGCGCAGGATCGCTTGCAGCAGATGCAGGTTCAGGCCCGCGCTGCCACGGCCAATGGTCTATCCGATGATGATGCCAACTATGGCGTAGCGGCCCAGCAGGCGCGTGTGGATGCGCTCCAGCAGCAGATTGACCTGGAAAAGCAGGCCCGTGCCGCAGCCGATGAACTGACAACGGCGCTGGAAGAGCAGACGCTTGTGCAGTCCAAAAGCACCAATGCCACAAAGCTGGAAGGATACCAGATTGGCATCCTGATGGATGAGGCGCACAAATTCTTTGATCAGATCCTGGCAGGGGGCAACCCGCTCCAGGCGGCGTTCTATCAGGTGCCCAATGCCGTCCAGATCATGGGCGGCCTTGGCAACAGCCTCCAGCTCGTGCGCGGTCTGCTTGTCGGTCCGGCCGGTATCGCTCTGGCAGCCGGCGCAGCGGGTGCGGCCATCTACAAACTCGGCTCCTATGCCGAGAGCGAGCAGTCCCAGCTCACGCAGCTCAGCACCCATCTGCGGGCTACTCGAACGGATTACGCTGATATGGCGGATGCTGCGGAAAAAGCGGCGCGCAGCCTGCATGAGTCTGACAGTGACCTATCTCTCTCAGACAGCCGCACGGCCGTGCAGACCATTGTCTCCGTGCCAACCGTGGATAGCAGCCAGATTGAGCGTTACATGACGGACGCCCGCAATCTGGCGGCCGTCATGGGGCAGACGGTGCCGGAGGCCGCCAAGACCATGGCGTCCGCCTTGCAGGATCCTGCCAAGGCAGCGGAAGGGTTTGCCCAGCAGGGCATGCCTGGTTTCAACGCCGGTCTGGTGCTCATGGTCCAACATATGGCGCAGGCAGGGGATCGCACCGGCGCTCTGAATAGCGTTCTCAAAGTGCTGGAGCAGACCACTAAAAACGCGGAAGAGCAGGCGCTCACACCGTTTCAGCAGTCCCTGAAGGATCTGAAAGATGAAACCGGCGGTGTGGGAGATGCCGTGGTCTCTTCCTTTCAGCATATGGGGGATGGCATTGTCGGTATGGCCACGGCCGGGATCAAAGGGCTCACAGGGCTGATTGAGCTCATCGAACAGATTGCGCCCAAGGTTGAAACAGCCACCAAATCCATCTGGGATTCCGTAGCCTCCGGCATGACGTGGGTCGGTGGAAAGCTGGAAGGGGGAGTAGAGGGTGGCCTGAACCTGCTGGGGGCCACCAATCTGTCGCACCTCATGGCACAGGGAACTACGGCTGACCCGCAGTTCTCCATGCCCACCAATACCAACGCTACGGGGGATGTCCGCGGAACAAATGACAGTTCTGGTAATGTGCCGTCTACTCAATCCTTAAAAGCACAGGATGCAGCCGTAACAAGCCTCTCTGCTCACTGGGCTGACCTACAAAAGACCGTGGATGCGGAAATCGGTTCTGACAGTAGCCTCAGCGGCCAGTTGGATGATCAGAGACGCAAAATTCAAGGTCTGAAAACTGCTGTATCTGACCTGAATGAACTGCATGCGGCTGGAAAGATCGCTGATGAAGAATATGCCACCGACATGCGTAACCTCAATGGCCAGCTCACCGCGGCCAATGTTGCCTTGGGCGGCCTGCGTGGGCCGTTTGCGGATCTGATTGAGCAGCAGGACCACGCTGCCCAGTCTGCGGCAGCGCTGACAGGCTATGACAAGGCGATGGTAGAGGCGTCCCAGCAGGCGGACGATGCTGCACGCCAGCTTTCGGGTGGCATGGCCTCAGCCAGCGAAAAAGCGCTGGTGCAGGCCGCTGCGGCCCGCACTCTGGCGGCGGAATACAAAACCAACCTGACAGTCATAGACCGCAACACGCAGTTGCAGGATGGCATCACGGCTGCCTGGGCCAAAGGTGGTGCAGCGGCCGATCATGCAACCAACTATGTGGAGGCCTATAATTACGCTCTGGATCATTTCAGTAAAAATGCGCCTGATTTCAATGAGAAAGTAAAAGCCATGGCCGCAGAACTTGATGCGTTCTCGGCCTCAAAGCGCAATACTGCTCTCAGTCAGGAAACATTTGCCAACGACAACCAGATCAAGCTGATCGGCCTGGAAACCGATACTCTGGGCATGAATGCGGATGCGCGCACCAAACTCATCAACCGCATGCAGGCTGAAAATGCAGAGACGGAGAAAGGAAACTCTCTGCAAGACCAGTCTGTGCAGGCTTATCTGGCCAGTGTGGATGCGCTTTCGGATGCCACCACCGCCTATGAGCATCATCAGCAGGTGCTTCAGGATGTCACCGGCAGTCTGGAAAACATGACGGACCAGTTGACGGATGGCGTCACGCAGGGGTTTTTGCAGGGCACATCGTCCGGGATGTCCTTCAAGTCCACGCTCCAGGGGATTACAACCCAGATTGTGGGCATGCTGGCCAAAATGGCGCTGATCAATCCGCTGCTCAACAAGATTGATGGCGGCACGCGCACCACGATGGATGATGTCACGGATATGCTGTCCGGATCGTCATCAGCGTCCAACGCGGGCACAGACAAGGGTCTGGACCAGCAGGATCAGGAAGCCCTGCAGAACTGGTTTGGTGAGAAAACACAAAGCGGCAGCCAGAGCTCAACCGACGGGCTTGATCAGCAGGACAAGAGCGCCCTTAATCAACTGTTTGGCGCAGGTCAGGGCGGAAGCTCCGGCCTGAGCGGCCTGATGTCCACAAAGCTGTTCGGCACAGCCAGCGTTGGCAGCCTGCTGACCGGTGTCGGCTCTGGCATGGCGGTTGGCTCCCTGTTCAGTCATGTCGGCAAGGGCACCGATGGCACGCTGGGCAGCGCCATAGGCTCGGGTGTGGGGTCGATCGTCGGATCCATCTTCCCGGTTGTGGGCACGGTGCTGGGCGGGATTATCGGCGGTGCTGGCGGTGGTATTCTCGGAAGTCTCTTTGGCGGAAAACATCATTACACGATTGATGATGTCTCTGCTGAAAACGGGACTCTCAGCATCAGCCGGGTGCACAACCATCGCAATACGGATACGATCACATCCGGATTGCAGGATGATCTGGACAGTCTGAATCAGCTTTATTCGGACGTTGGCGCGTCCGTGTCTGACAGTGGGGTTGTCGGGCAGGTTTATGCCAAGCGCTATAGGGGTAAGCATAGCAACCAGACGCTGGCCGATATCCTGCCGGATATTGATCTGACCAGTTCTGATGCGACTTTTGCAAAAGCGCTGGCAGGCGGCATGCCATCATCCTTTGACAGCGTTGATACTTACGCGCAGACGGTGCAGCAGCTCAAGCAGACGTCTGACGCATTGGATGCGCTTGGTGTCCATGTCAGCAAGTTTACGGACGCGACCCATGTGTCGGTTGAGAGCATCAGCGGTTATACCGGAGATCTGGCCAAGGTGCTGTCCGGTTTCGACGGTCAGACTGTCTCGACCGATGTGCTGCAAAGCCAGATCAGCAGCCTCAAGACTTTGCTGGATGTTACGGCCAGCGGGGCTGAAAGCATTGTTGACCAGGTGCAGGACCTCAAGGTCCAGTACCAGCAGGCAGCAGATCAGGCCAAAGCCTATGGGCTGGATTATCAGGTCATCCTGGACAAGGGCAACGCCATTGCGGAGATGACCATCGCCAATGAAAACCGCAAGCTGGAGCAGTCTGATCAGTCCGTGCAGGCCCGTTATCTGGCCGCAACGGGGGATCAGGAAGGCGCTGATCTCCTTAATTTTGATGTATCGGCAGCCCAGCAGAAACAGGAACTGGATGATGAATGGCGTAGCTATCTGGGGGACAGTTACGCGAGCAGCCAGACATATGCGGATCAGATGGCAGACCTGGACAAGACCCTTGCGGCCGAGCGCCTCAAGATCCAGGCGACTTATGCAGCCCAGGCCCTGGCAGATCAGGAAGAAGCGCAGCAGGAAGCGGCCGAAAAGCAGGCGGAATATCTCTCTCAGGCGCAATCCTCGGTCGCGTCTGCGTTTTCAAACCTTGCCGATTATGTGCAGGGTCTGGGCACGTCCGATGCTTCGCCCCTGTCCGTGCAGGATCAGTACAAACTGGCCAATGATAATTTTGATACGGATTATCAGGCAGCCATGGGTGGGGATTACGATGCGCTGACGCGCCTCCAGTCAGAGTCCCAGACGGCTCTGTCCGTCGATAAGCAATGGCTGGGCTCCGGCACGGATTACAGCAAGGCCTATCAGGACATGCTGACCAAATTGCAGGCCATCGGCAATCTGGGCGCTGACACATTTACGGCCAACCTGGCCAAACAACTGGCAGCGCAGCAGGTGGATGCAACGCTCCAGGTCAAACAGGAAATCCAGACCATGAACGCGACCCTGCAACGGTTGATCCGGATGCAGGCCGTAGGCGCAAAGGCAGCATAAAATGGCAGTTATCCGCACGGTAGAGCTGGACATTGTCCAGCCTGCCGCTGGCACGCTTGCGGCCACCTATGGCCACGGCACGCGGGCGCACGGCACTCTGCGTCGGCGCGCCCATAATCCGGAAGCCACGGACACCATCCGCTATTCTGATTGTGGGTATGTGGATGAGTCAGGCACGCCGTATCCGCCCTATGTGACGGATGCCTTTACCCTGGACCGGGGGCTGACCCTCACGGCGGACGCCATGGGCGGTGCGCTCTCGGCCGGGTCCATCACGCTGGCCAATCCTGATGGCGTGCTGGACAGCCTGCTGACCACCCGCGTCAATGATCATCTGCCGGTGCGGATCCACACCGGCAGCAAGATCTGGGATGGGGTGCGGCGGGTGTGGAAAGATCCTGCCAGCACCAGCCTGCGGCCTGTGTTTGCCGGTCTGGGCAGGAGCTGGCGGCCGGACCGCACATCCGTGGCCATTGATCTGCTGGACGCCACCTACTGGCTTGAGGGCAGCATGCCTGTCTCCGTCTATGGCGGGGCAGGCAAGCTGGATGGAGACAGCAACGTGGCGGGCAAGGGCATGCCCCGGATCCGGGGCAGTGTGTGCAACATCACGCCGGTGCTGATTGATAGCGTCAATTATGTCTATCAGATCTCGGACGGCCCGGCCTCGGTCACGGCGCTGTATGAGGGCGGGTATCCGGGTGGCATCGCCTCGGCTGGCACGGTGGCGGATATCTATGCCGCCAGCCCCAGCCCCGGCACTTACACCGTGCAGACCGGCTCCGCTGGCACCTGGCTAAGGCTGGGCACCAAGCCGGTCTATGGCATCACGGTGGACGCCGTGGGGAAATTCCGCTCCGGGGCTGCACCCGCCAACGTGCTGGATATCCTGCGGCAGATGCTGCTGGAGGATCTGGTCATGCCTGCGGCCTATCTTGATGCCGCATGGCCTGCCACCTCCTCGATCGCGCCCTGGCCGGGTGGCTGGTATTGGGATGGTTCGGAGACCATCACCGGCAAGCAGGCGGTCAGTACGTTGCTCAGCGGGCTGTGCATCACCCTGGTGCCCACCCGCACCGGCACGCTGCTGCCCATCCTGCTGACAGCGCCGGACCCGGCCGAGACACCGGCCGCCGAGCTGAATGCGGATGTGATCACGGAGATTGCAGCCGCCACGCTGGACAGTTCGCTGGATCCGCCAACATGGCGCTGGCGCATTGGCTGGCAGCATAATTTCACGGTGCAGACCACTGGATCCAATCTGCACCCGCAGGCTCCGGCCGCACGGCAGGCCATCATCGCGGTGGCGGATCGGGCCGCCATCTGGTGGTCTCCGGATATCAAGAGCCGCTGGCGGGTGCCCAATGATCCGGCACTGGTCACCACGGCCTTGGCCCGCCAGACGGATGCCACCACCATTGCCAAACTGCATGGCGCATTGTGGGGCACGCAGCGGCGGCTCTGGGCTGTCACCATCCCGCAGGATCTCGCCTGGGGGATTGATCTGGGGGATGTCATCGGCATCTCCGCGCCGGCGCCGGGGCTGGAAGACAGGCAGCTCGCCCGCGTGGTGAGTGAGCACATGCAGGCCACGGATCAGACCGTCACCTTTCAGATCCTCGTTTAAAGACGGATAAAAATGGAAAATTGTGGATTGGGCTGGGAGAACCGCGTTCTGGACGCGGCGCTCACGGCCTCTGCGCAGGTCTCGGCGTTGCCTGTCGAAAACCTGCGCAACCAGCAGGGGGCGGCAAGCCTTGGCTGGCGGGTGCCAGGCACGGCGGCTACGCTCACCATCAGCCACCCGCCTGCCGGTCCCTGGCGCGCCTTTGGCCTGTTCCGGACCAACCTGACAGCAACGGCCCAGATCACCGTCACCGTCCTGTCAGGCGGCAACACGGTCTGGCAGGGCACGGCGCAGGCGGTAGCCAATGGGCAGATCCTGCTGGTGGCGCCAATGGCCGTTACGGGCGATACAGCCACCATCCAGATCACGGATACCGCCAATCCGGACGGGTTTCTGTCTATCCCGTTGGCCTATGCTGGCCCGATCTGGCAACCGATGCGCAATTACAGCACGGACAGCACGGCAGACCGCACGCTGGGGCAGGATAGCGTGACAACCCTCGGTGGTGCTGAGTTTGTCTCCACCCGCTGGTATCAGCGCAAGCTGAGCATCGCCCATCAATCCTATGGCGATGCGGACGCCGTTGTCCTGGACAGGATCCTGCGTGTGGCAGCCACCGGCCAAAACATCCTGTTTCTGCCAGACCCATCCGCCACGCCAGACGTGCTGGCAGCGAAGGCGCTGTTTGGCGGCCTGAGCGGCAGTGATCTGTCCAATCCCTTTGGCGCTGCTGACCGGCATGCCCTGACCTTAACCCTCACGGAGCGCCTGTAATGGCACCACAGCTTGGCAACTATGTGCTGGAGACAGCCACAGCGCCCGGTACGGGCAGCTTTACCCTCAACGGCCCGGAAACCAGCCGCCGCAGCTTCTCTTCCGCATTTCCCAACGGCGGCAGCGTTTTCTACTTTGCTGATGACGGATCCAGCGCCGAATGGGGTGTGGGCACGCTGACCATCGGCACGCCCAGCACGCTCTCGCGCACCACGATTATCGGCACCACAAGCGGCAGCGCATCGGCGCTCAATTTCTCCGGCTCCGTGGAAGTCTATAACGAAATACCGGCAGAATATGTGCCGATATTGGAAGCGGACGGCCATCTGATCGTCAAATCCATCACGGACTGGACACAGCGGCAGGCGCTGGGTGCAGCGGATGCAGAGGGGCGGTATGTCAAATCTGTAAATGACAGTGCCAACAGCCGGGTTGATGGTGCTGGCATCAACAAACAGACTGGCGTGCCATGGCTGCATACAGGCGGCGGATTTACCAACCTGCAACAGGCAGGCGATTACGCCACTAACGCGGCAGTCAATGCTGAGGTGACGGCCCGAGCGAATGCTGTTGCGGGGCTGGATGCAGCCAAGGTCAATCGCTCCGGGGATAGCATGAAGGGGCAGCTTAATAACTGGAACGACCCCAACCTGACCACGGGGGTCTATAACTATTCCCCTTCATTCCGGTCATATACGAACTCCCGTGCAGGCTTCTCCTTGTTCTCTCAGGACAAGGTGGGGGATGGCTCAACGGCTTGCGGTGTATTGGTCTATGAGTGGAACGGACAGCAGCAGCAATTTTGGTGGTTCGGTCCTGATGGGTCCATTGGGCAGTCCACAAAGGGCAATGTAGCCTTCATCAGTGATATTCCTACGGATATCTACAAAGAGTCTTTTTTTAACAACGATTTTCCAGATGGGGGCTCTCAGGTCACCAACCTGCCACACGGGCAGCGATGTGTTCATTTCATTGTGTCTGCTGGCTCGGGGGGCCGCGTGAACTTCCCTCAGGCATTTAGCGGATACCCTACTTGCCTTGTTCTGACGCCAACGGTCCATACGGATACTTGGTGGACGGATTTAGATTCCGGTGGGTTCACCTTTTGGAACGCAAACACATGGACTGGTAATATTGGTGTAACAGCATGGGGACCACGATAATGACTGACACATCAACTACGACAACACCCAAAACAGGTGCTGATATTGTTAAAGCGGCATATCCTGCACGGTATTATGCACAATATGATAAGTCAGCTACAGGTGTGACGCATGCAACCGCTGTTATCGACACACAGGCGTCTGATACAAAAGTCAACGCGCTTCCTGCAGCAAGCGACATGATCGCGCTGACAGCAGATCAGTATGTAATGGCGCAAGGTGCTAACAACATTCGCATCCAGAATGGTGCACTGCTTTATCCGGCACGGTATTACGTTCGGTATGACACAACAGCTGCACAGCCAACGGACATTACCGGCTGGTTTGATACATGGGCACTGAGTGACGTATCGCTCCTCCCGGACGCCGAGCAGATGCTGGCTGTATCGCAGGCGGACTGGAATAACCCTGAAATTCACGCATACTCAGGCAAAGGTGTGCAGGACGGTAAGATTGTTGATTACACACCACCTGTCCCGCTACCTATCCAGGCGCAGGGCGAACAGACATGGATTGCGTCACAGGCGTCAATGGCGGCTGCCATGGGAGAGACGTTTACATCTGATATGAAAGCGTATGTGAAGGCGGTTCAGGCTATTGCCGATGGCACGGACACTGCCAGCACAAAACTGCCGGACAGGCCAAAAAATATCATGAGCTGATACAGCGTCCTGCTGTTGTTTCTGCCGCCCGGTGAGGCGGTTTTTTTATGTCTGCCGAAAGGGCCCAGATGCCTGATACCAATTATCCGCCCGGTGATTTTATCGGCCGGGGTGAGTTTGCCATGATGGATGGTCGCGTGCGGATCCTTGAGAGCGATATGGCTCTGGCCAAGGCCAATCAGACGGAAACGAAATCAGACGTTGCCAGCATCAAGAGCGGCATCGCCACCATTCAGGCGGAGTTGAAGACCATGCGTGGCTGGAGGCAGTTCCTGATCACCGGCGGCATTGGTGTCGGCTGGGGGCTCGTCCAGGGCATCATGCATGTCCTGGGTTGGGGGAGCGCGCCATAA